AGAAAACATTTTATGCCACAATTAATTCATGTGGTGATGGATACTTATCTAGTTTTCTTTTTAGTGTTCGCGAAAATAGGATGATGGCTTTGGGTTGTTTAATTCTCAGCATTGCTATTATGAGTGCTGCTTTAGCACTTTGGCGCCGAAAGGAATCGGTTAAGCCAGGTGATGATTCTAAAGATAAGAATTTTAGAGAAATGAGAAACAATGACAGACGTTATTATGTGCCGCAATCAGCTGGGAATGTCCCATTCTTTGATGCTGAAAGTTTGGCCTCATTAAATCAAAGTATGTTTTGTGTTTATGGTGATCGAGAGTGTCAACATTTCACATCGCATGCTGTTCTTATAGGAGGCAGAATAATTTATACGACACATATTGAACCTAAACTTGTGCCCAAATTGTATATGAAATGGGTTGATTGTAAGAAAAGAATTCAAGTTCAGGTTTTACAACCTTGCATAGATGAATGCATTGCAGCTAATTTACAAGGGTGGTTGATGTCTAGAGCACAACACCATTTGTCTACAAAGCGAAGTTTGCAATGGAAACCTGTGCATGATTGTGCCCCAGGGCAATTAGCTATCACTGTGTGGATAAGAGATAAGATGAAATTTGGATTTGGAACTCTTTTGTCTTGTAGTGAAACTAGTTGGACTGGAAGTGCTCCCACTGTTCGAGGACATTGTGGGTCAGCTTGGGTAGACTGGCAGAATCAGGTTTTAATGGTTCACATGTTTGGAGATGCAAGACATAATTCTCTCCGAAATGGTGGGTTACGACCTGGTATGTGGCTGGATGGTGTTTCACCACCAGAACCAGTTTCTGGGGTCGCCTTGGATAATCCAGGGACTTTAGAGCCCGAATGGTTGGGCCATGTTGCTGTGATGGCAGCTGGGTTGACCGTTGGAGCTGCTGCTCAAGAGATAAAAATTCGTCGAGAACAAAGACATGCTGATGTTATTGTTGATGAAATTAGGCAGCAAGCACAAAGAGCTGAAGAAGCAAAAACTGTGCGTGTTCAGGAGGATATTTGTATACGACATTGGAATGAACAGAGATGTGCAAATACTTCATGTGGAAGATGTCATGCTACTGTAGCTGATATTAGTAATTCAGATTTGAAAGCAATGTTTGCTCAAGAGCATCATTTGTGTTTTAAATATTATGTTACAGGTCAGTGTGATTATGAACGAAACACAGGTCGCACATGTCGATGGGCTCATCCTAAGCGAGAATTGATGGATGATTTGGAAACCCAAGTTAAGACAAAGTTTGCGAGGAAAGAGGGTCAGGGGCGTAAGAGTTCAGGGCAAAAACGTAGCGGTAGCGTCGCCGAAACGTATGCTTACGTCGATACTGATTTTTATGCTGAGCCGATGGATACTCGTGATACGCGAGATGATGGTGATGATGCTTTAGATGATGCACTAGATGATCGAGGAGCGGGGCCAACCGCTATGAGTGCAATAGGCAAGAATCGTTATCGTCAACGACAGAGTTATGAAGAAGGAACTGTCGTTCCAATGAATGTGTGCCCAGCTTTTGCAATTCATGGTGCATGCCCTAATGGGACAGGATGTCCTACAAGGCATATTGTGTTGGGGAAGCAAGAGAAAATGAATTTATCTCAACACTTAAAGTTAGTGGGAACAACAATTTTGTGTCCTTTGCGTAGATGTCGCATGGGAGCTGATTGTCCATTTACTCATCGTAATGTTAAGTTTAAAGGTGAGACTGAGATACTAACTACAACCATTACTGCAAAGCAAGATAGACTAGCTGCTCGTAAAGCACGTATGAAAGATAATATGAAACGTGTTGCTAAGCTTCCATATAGCCAACGAAAAGAGGCTATAGATGAGATTGTTGAAGAAGCTTATTCCGATGATGATTCGGGAAACGAGGAGCAACCTCAAGGAGAGAACTTAACCGCCTCTTCTCGGGGATTCCAAAAACCATCACCAACCGCCTGCGCATTTCAGAAGGGTGGTCGGATGAATACTCACGATTAATGAGTACGGTTTCAAACATTGTATATATAGGTAGGATGCATAAATTTTGTAAATATGATGATAAAACAACTCAGTCAGAAGTTGCTTTAAACTACTTAGAAAGAATAGGATACAATGTAGAGAAATTGAGTCATAGAATGGTTAAAGCTAATGTAGATGCAGGTTATCTTAGTTTAGCTAAATATGGAAGACCACAACCCAATATCAATCCTTTTTATAAGAAATGTGCAACAAAAATGTTGGCACAATGTGTAAAAGGTATTGGTGATTCTCGTGTAGATCATAATTTTGAGAATCTAACCCGTTTATGTACGGCATCTAGTAGTCCCGGTTTTCCGTGGAATTCTAGATATACAAAGAAGAAGGATCTGTTTAAGGATCATTCATATCAATCGTACTGGGAGTGGTGGCATAAAATGCGCATGCAAGGTTACCGTTTGCCGGTGGTGTTTTCAAACGCTGTTAAAAGTGAGCTGGTTTCTTTAGAGAAGATTCTGAAGAATGCAGTTCGAACTTATACTGCTGGCCCTGTTCAGATAACAATGGAAGGATATTGTTATTTTTCTGATCAAAACCAGAAGCTAATTCAGGAGGCAAATGCATTGCATACTCCTATTTTATCTGGATATCAGAAGTTTGCTTTAGGTTGGCATAAACTGTACAATCAGTTAAATCGTTTTCCCAATGCTGGAATGATGGACATATCGTCTTATGATAGCGGTTGTTTCTTAGAAGCTTTTCAAGAGGTATATCGGATTCGGAAGTCAAATATCCGTGCTGATCACCTGACTGAGGAGGTTTCGAGAGGAATAGACCAGTATCTTTTAGATATTGTGAATACCTACATTCTTTGTGATGGGGGAGAGATAGTACAGAAAACAACTGGGAATCCCAGTGGTCAATTTAATACAATTTCAGATAATTCAATGATTTTAACATGGGCTTGGTTTTATGCATATGTGGTTCTTAAACCAGTGGAATACAATTCAAGCTGGTATGATTTTAAAGAAAATATTGAACTATATGTGTGTGGTGATGATTCTATTTATACGGTGTCGGATGAAATAAGAGATTGGTTTTATCCTGCTGCTATTCAAGAAATTTTTCAGAATCATTTTGGTTGGAAATTTAAGATTGAAACTCCTTGTTTCATGAAGTTAGACGAGACTGAATTTTGCTCGATGTCTTGGTCTAAAAACGGACATAGGATTTTTCCTGCTCCTTCTACTAGTAAAGTTTTGAGCAGTTTGGTGTATAAACGAAAGCATGAATCGTTACGGATGGACTTTCTAAGGGGCTGTGCCCTTAGGATTGAGTCGTGGTACTCTAAAGAATTGAGAGGAATTCTCAATGGTTACCTACAGTACATGATGGATAATTTTTATCATGAGATGGTGGCATTGCCCATCACTGAGAGTGACCCATTCTCTTTTGAGGATGTCCAAAGTTCATACCTGTCAGCTTACGAAATTGAAAATATTTATATTGGTGGTGAAAACCATAATGTAAGCTTACAACCAATAGAATTTGTTGTGTCAGCAAGTTCTAGTGAATACCCTATATTAAATGGATTACTTACGCAAATTTCAAGCTTCGATGAATGATCAAGATGAAGATATTGAAGCTCAAGAATCTTGGGATGAAAAACCGTGGAGTTGGGTTCCAACAGCCCTTCAACTTCCTGCAGCCACCATAGGTGGTATTGTTCGCAATCTAAGCGTACGCAAGAAGAAGGATCCCACGCTTAGAAAAGATTCGTCTTTTCAAGAAATGCCCCGAAATAAGAAAACTCTGAAGAAACGTGTGCCCCGGATTGCTAAGAAAGGGAAGAAGCTTAAGAAAGTTAAGAAGTTAATAATTAAGGCAGCTAGATCCCAGATTAGAAAGAAAGGTGGTGCCCCACCTCGTAGAAATAATCCAGGTATAGATTATCAACGTACAGTTGCAGCAGGATCCACAGTTAGGTTTAGTGCAGGACGAGCAGCTGGGTGTTTGCGCATCCATTTGCGAACTAGATTAGGTGAGCTAATTTATGATAATACTCATTTTTTACAACAAGGAGGTGTAACCAATTTTCCTTGTTTAGCTATTCAGTATGATGGAGGAGGTACAGATACAGTTTTACCATTTAATCCATTAATGGCTAATTATTTTGCAGACCCTATACGGTCTTTAGTTCAGCCCTTTAATCTTTTTAAGTTTGATTCTGCAAAAATCCTCTACATGACTTCTTCACCTACAGCCGTCAATGGTAAATTGATAATGGCTTATAGTGATGATGTTAGGTACTTAGACTCTAGAGCTTATACAGGTACCCAGAAGTATGTTGGTGAATTTGATCTTGTTCGATTTAGTAATGCAGTTACTACTCCACTTTATGAGAATTGTTCATTTAATATTCCATTGGCTACTATTAACAAGTATTATTACTTGAGGAGTATTTATGGGAACACTGCAGCTAATTTTTCATTGGCTGGTACAGTTGCAGCAGATGCAGCAGAGGATAGGCAAGCCTTTCAAGGAATGTTTATGATCTCAGGTACTTTTCCAACTGGTACTACTGTTCAAGGAACTCAGTTTGGAGATGTCTATTTGGAGACAACGTTGGAGTTGTGTGATATCTCAGCTGTTGTGACTAGTCAGGTTTCTTTGTCTGAGGAAGACAAGAAAATGGCTAAATTTAAGAGTATGCTTGATAAAGCATTAGCAACAAGAACAGTCTCTTATGATGATATTCATCATCGAGAAGATCGTGTTTATACCAGTTTTTCACCAGGTAGTAGATCTAGTTCAACAGAGCGTAAGAAAGAATAGTCCTATTAGCGAACGGAGGATTTTTATTTTTTATTGCCTCTTAGTAACACCCCCGAAGGTTGTTTTCAGTGATTTGGAACTGTGTACGGGAAGTGTTGTACAGTAGCGACGCATTAAGCGGAAAGCTCAG